TGCTTAGCTGTGAGTTTGATTTCATTCTCTTCCGCAAACTCAACTAATTGGTCTAAGTCCATATCCTCGAGTGCTGGTTCTTCTTCTTCTTCTTCCTCATCGTCATCTTCTTCCTCGGACTCAGTGTCCTCGTCATCAGCTTCCTCATCGTCTGCTTCTTCGTCTTCCTCTTCGTCATCACCAAGAGCATCTTGAATAGCAGCTAGTGCGGCTGATTTACGCTTCTTCTGTTTTGCTGTGAGCTTAATATCGTTTTCATCAGCGAACTCAATAAGCTCTTCAAGAGACATTTCCTCAAGGTCTACCTCTTCGCTGTCATCTTCACCCTCTACATCGGAGGCATCTAATGGGAATACATCCGTTACACGGGAGCGCTTCTTGCCATCATATGTCTCATGTGTTACGGTTACCCCACAGTTGCAGCCTTCACATTCATCTAGGTTGAGTTGGAAAGCTTTGTCTGGTACAGGTACACCAAGGGCAATTAGCAGGTTTTTAAGATTAAACAAGGACTGAGGTAGCAAGCTAGTGTTATAGTAGATTTTGCTGTTCTTTTGTGGACCATCAATCACCTTGAAGACCCATTTTAAGTATTGGTTACCTTGTTGGGATTCTTCTACACTAACTTCGTCAACGGTTACAATATACTCGCCTTCTGGAATCACACCACCAACGGACACGTCTTTCATGTTAAGATTTACTACACGTTTAGCCATTTCATTCTTCTCCTGTCATTAATTCAATGATATCCTTATAAGTTGGGTTCACAATGGACTTAGGTACATCACCCTCTAGTGTCGGGTCTCGTCTAAGCTTTGTGATATATTTAGAATGTGGACCAAGTCTCATGCGGTATTCTACTACCTCCTTAGAGGTTACCTTACCGCCTTTCTTAACTTGCTTCACAGTCTCACTAATGTAAGTATTACCAATCACACCTACGGCCGCATTGAGGATTTTAGCTACAGATGGTGATACATATGGACCCACTTCTGGTGTAATCATGTTATCCTCATCATAGTCCTCTACACGTGTCTCACGGTCTTGGGCAGTAAATACGATATTGAAGTGTAAATCACGGAACAGCATTAGCCAAGTTTTCATGAGGCCAGAGATTTCACCCCAGCCACGTTGGCTAATAGTACCAGTCGGTGCTACCTTCTTGGCAGCTAGTTCTTGTAGAGCTGTGACCGTATCAATACAAACAGTCTTGTACTTATCAGTGTCTTTGAGGTACCAGTATAGCTCCTCAAATTCATCCCAAGAACTAATAGAGATTACATACGCATCTTTAGTCTCACGGATAGAGGTAGTGCCCTCTTCTCGTATATCAACGATTAGAATAGGGCCTGGGCAGCTAGCAAGAAATGTAGTCTTACCAGTACCACTTCTACCGTATACGAGCATCTTGAGGTAGTGCTCCACCTCCTTAACTGACTTGATACGGTCAGCTATCGGATGGCTCGGAGTCGTCTTCTTCGCTCGTGTCTTTATTTTCATGCGAGTAGCTCCTTTCTTCAAAATCACATTCCCGGATATAATGGGTATCAAGGCCCATCATTTCTGCTTGGCATAGGGTATAAAACTCACAGTGCTCACATTCACGGGACAATAGCCGGTATGGAAAGTCTTTCAAGTGTTCCATTTCCTTAGCTATGATTTGTAGCTCTGAGAGTAGCATATCCACCATACCTTCCGGCTTTGGCATATATCTACGCTCATAGAATTTATTTCTGCGGGCGTTTTCAAGCTCTGCTAGGTAGTCATCAGGGTTGAGACCGTTATCTAGGATAGCTTGCATATAGGTTGCCTCATCCGTTTTAATTTTCTTATTACGGCTGAGGGTACCATTTTTCAATAGCTGTGGTACTGTAGGTGGTTTTGTAAGCAAGTAGTCAAATGCTACCCCAGTTGGCTCATATCCAAGTATCTGACATACCCGGATATAAATGGCCGTTTGGAGGTCATTCATTCGATAGCCGTCAGTAGGAATAGCTCTACCTACGGTCTTATGCTCACCCACCCATAGACCTCGGTCATTTTCAAATAGCCAGTCAATACGGCCGGTGATGAACACCCCAGGCACTATCTCGAATGGCTCTTGACCCTCTTTCACATTACCGAAGGACAGCTCTGTGGCTATGGTGTGGTATTTGTCATTGGCCCAATGTTCTTCATAGCCAATCATAATACGCTCACATTCTTCTGGTAAATTGCCGTAGTATTCTTTTTCCTCTTCCATGAGGAGGTCATACTCGGCTTGTGCTTCTTCAATGACTGGGTACCAGTCTTCACCTTTGAGATAGAGTTCTAGGCAATCATGGATAATAGAGCCTCTTCGCAACGGCAGGGATTTCCTCCGTCTTTGTAACTTCTGGACTCTTTTATAGTGCCATGCTTGACGGCAGAACTTCCAGTCTCTGATGGAGCTAAATGATAATATTACGGGTGGCTCCATCTAGTCACCTCCTTTCATGGTTATAATATATCATTTTGGATATACGATGTCAATGGTAAAATTCTACGATTTAGAGAGTTCCTTAAGTTTGTCAAAGTTAACACCGTTTATATCATCATACACCACTTCCCCGGAGCCCCATGGCCCAGCTTTTACTTCTACGTCAATAGGTACGGTAATTTGAGTCTTAAAGACCCTCTCAATGTGTTCCATATCCGTCATGATATCCACCACAATAGGAACAGCTTCCTCTAGATAGTCATTACGTACCTCGAAGAGGATAGCGTCATGGACAGTGCCCACAATTTTAATTCTGGACATGTCTAAGGTGTGGGCCATACGTACTAGGGAATATATGTTGAAATCAGAGCCAAGTCCTTGCACTGGTGAGTTGATGGCCTGGCGTTCAGCTTCAGCAGCCAGTTTTTTATCGCTACTGTATATGTCAGGCAAGTTCCTCTTACGGCCGATGAGACTCCTTACATAGCCATATTTTTTGACAAGACGTCTCATACGGTCATGCCATGTGGGTAATGCGAAGTAGGACTCGAAGAATCGCTGGCGGGTCTCGATAGCTTCTTCTTCTGTGTAGTCTACACCGTACTTGTCTCGTGCATATTCACGGAACTTCTTAGCGGACATACCATACAAGAAGCCAAAGTTAACTGCCTTAGCTTTCTTACGTTGGTCCTTTGTGACTTCCTCAAGCGGTACACCCATTACATTGGAGGCGGTCTTCTGGTGTACATCAATGCCAGTCTGGAAGCACATTTTTAGTGTGGGGTCACCGCTCATGATAGCGGCTATACGTAGCTCAGCTTGTGAGTAGTCGGCTTCACATAATGTCCAACCAGGTGGTGCACTGATTAATGAACGCACTAGCTTATTCCGTGGTACCTGTTGCAAGTTAGGGTCCTTGCATGAGATACGGCCGGTAACTGTACCATGCAAGAGGAAAGAAGGGTGTATACGGTTATCAATGCTTACCTCTTTCCACTTGGTAGGAAATTCTAGTAGCTTCTTCTGCTCACGATAAGACAAGAGCTCACTGATGATAGGGTGTTGGTCTCTCAATCGTGGTAGCACACTCTCACCGTTAGTGCTTGGCTTACCTGACTTTGTGAGCTCTAGTATCGGTAAACCCATCTCATCATAGAGTAGCTTAGCTAATTGCTGTGAGCTATTCCAGTTGATGTCATCATGGCCGGACAGCTCAGCTAGTGTCTTCAGAGAAGCTTGCATACTACCAGAAAGCTGGCTAATCACATTATCCACCTTGTCTGGGTCAATGTATGCACCGTGTAGCTCAACGTCTTCAAAGGCCCGTGATGCGGGCATAATAAGCTTATTGAACATTCTAGACAGAGGTTTATCCTCTACAAGCTGTGCTCTTAGTAGGTGATAGAGTCTTAGGGTATAATGTACATCATAAGCATTATACTTAGCCAGCTTATGAATATCAAGCTCATTAGCACCGTGGTCCTCTAGAGCATAGCTAGGTGCATGAAGTAATACAGTAGCCATAGCTTTGAGACCATTAGGTGTGTTCTCGTTCAAGAGAGCCGAGGCAAGCATAGTATCAAAGGTCTGGTGAAATCTCCAACCAAGTTTAGTCAACATCATTTTGTTATCAAATTTCCCATTTTGTGCTATTAATTTCTTGCCTTTTGTGACCCGTATGACGCTTTCCAATATTTTCCTAAGGTTTCTATCGTCAGAGCTCCAAGGGGACCCTTCATGGTCAATTGGGATAACCCATTCAGCGCCATCTACACCTAGCCCTAGGCACGTTATCACAACATCAGGGTCTAGCGGGTTAAGACCTGTGGTCTCGATGTCATAAGAGATAGCATCTGCTGCAGCCAGGGACTTTATCATAGCCTTAGCTTTGTTAGGTGTATTCACTAGAGTATAGTTGAGTACATTCTCATCTTCGATACGGCCCTTTATGCATAAAGAGAAGTTATGCCAGTGTGCTTTCACAAGGTCCCACTTCTGAGGCTGCCGGAAAGTAATAGCTGGGTCCATGGATATCATGATAGTACCATGGCTACTTGATGTGATTGAGCCAGCCCAGTCAGTAATCTTACCTTTACCCATCAGTGCTGTAGCGGCCACAGAACCTACGCTAATGATATACTTAAACTGTGGTAGCAATGGCTCAATACGTGAGATATAGCTCTCTTTGATAACCTTCTTAGACACTTTCTCAGTGACCAGCTCTTCACACACATAAGCCGTAGAACATTCTGAGGGCTCTACACCTAGTATACCTATGAGCTCTTCAAGTTGCTTCTTAACTCGGCCGGAGAATGGTTTTCCTGTGGCTTCATCAGAGTAGCCAGGTTGACCACCAAGTATGAGTATGTTAGAGCCTTTCTTGATGTCAATATAGTTCATCGAACCACCTCCACACCAGCATAGACAAGTGTTCTATAGCCGTTGTGTTTACCGTTGTACTCACTGAGTATCACTACTCTCTTTACACCAGCATTGATAAGTAGCTTAGCACATGAATGGCATGGGTCAACTGTGAGGTAGCAGGTAGAGCCTTCAAGAGCAATACCTTTACGGGCCGCATAGCTGATAGCAGAAGCTTCAGCGTGTAGAGCCGTAGTACAGTGATGGTCACTGTCTTCTTGACATCCTACCTCCGTGCAGTGTTGCATACCAGAAGGTGCACCATTATAGCCAGTGCATACAATTCTACCATCTAAGGTGAATACTGCCCCAACTTGAAGTTTAGGGCAAGTACCACGTTTAGACACGAGTTGAGCTATTTGGCTATATAATTCATCTCGTGAAATTCTTTCCATTAGAATACTCCTTGAATGTCTTTCATGAACACATGGAGAGAGCCAATCCAGTGGGTAAATGTACCCGGCTTCATGTCTAAGCGTTTAGCTATGTGATGTTGCATCTGAACGGCTAGGAATACATCGTTATTAAAGTGCGTAGCGAAGTCACTAGAGCGTTGTAGATAGGTGATGTTGAGTGCACCCTTACGCACTTGGAACTGATACCCTAGAGAGCATGGTACACGAGATACACCACCAGTTTTAGTGATGTCTTCAGGTGTCCAGATGGACATATAGGCTTGACGGCTAAAGCTATCATTCTCAAGAGTGGCTACAATACGGTCGATTTGATTGAAGTCGCTGATGCGGTCAGGGTATGTATAGCCGAACTTGCCTTCTTCGTCAAGGAAGTCATCCCATACCTCCTTGCGTAGTCTATATGCTTCCCCCGGGTTCATGTGTTGGCCAGAGATACGTTCTTGGAACTCAGCATCGGCCCATGGTTGTGTTGGCAACATATCAGCCGGGTTACTCGTATCAACCACACAGTACATATAGTTCTGGAGCTCCTTCGTAGCCATCATTGGGTCATCACCAATGAACTTATCTTGGTAGGTCTGTGTGTGTACGTTGATACCCATCTCAGCTAAATCACGCTTTACCTCGGAACGAACTTCTCTAAAGTTTTGATAGATTCTCATCAATATATCCTTCTTTCTTTAATACTTTATAGCAGTAGTCTAAATCATCGCAGTAGTTGTAGTAGTACTCATGCATACGGCGCTGAGCTCTAAATTTGTCTTCATGGCCAGGTGGCAAGCTCGCATGGTGACCGATACAGTAAAGCATCTTATGTCTCCAGTAGTCATGTGGACAGTTGACCACAAAGTCCATGACATCCTTAGCCGGCATGAATTGAAATAGCAAGATAGTGAACAGGCCTTGGCTATAAGCAGAGCCAAACGTAAAGTCCACATACTGTAGCTCTTTACCCTCGATGAGCGGTGGAATGATGTTATTGTAGAGCCAGTACAGGTCAGCACCAAACTTCTGAGTGATTTCAGTAGAGCGGTAATTGAGGAATACCCATGCTCGCTTCTTATCCACCACAAGAGTGAGGTTATTCAAGCAATACCCTTGGGACTTAGCTCTTTTAGGCTTATGGCCAAAGTCAAAGGTCAAGATACTAGCACCCATATCACTCCGTAGGTCTAGCTTATCAAGGAACATTTGATAGCGTTCTTTGTCGAGGTAGTTCCGTTCGAGATGCTTTATCTTGCTTTCATTACTGGCATAGGATAGGTCTACAAGGTCATGTGAGCAACCTTGTAGCCAATCCTCACCAGGTATTCTAAAGCGGTGGCCAACTCGTAGCTTTGTGAGACCTTTCACAATCATGGGTTCAGAGCTATCATAGGCCAGGGTCTTAATCTGGTGCAACCAGTGTTCTGTGATATTCATTAGTAGTTACTCCGTTGGCGGAACTTATTCACTTCGTTCTTACGGAAGTAAAGGTCATACACATCCTGAGCATTGAGACCAGCTCTTACAAGTACAGCGAGTAGTACTAGTAGTGATTCTCTCATGTAGCCGTAGAATTTTTCTTCATCGGTCATCATTTGAGATTGCTTCCATGGCTTGTTTTTTAGGCAGTTCATGGCGAGACCTACACGTTCAATGATGTGATACTCAGTGATTGGCATTAAGCTAGTTACGTAGATATTGCCTTCATTCATGAGGAAGTCTAGCAAGTCGGTCTTAAGGCCTTCTGGACGGTAAGACTCAGCCGTGATACCGGCTAGAATTTGTTGCTCAACCAAGAAGTGGAGAGCGTCAATCATTTCTTCTAGGTAATGCTCGAAGTGGTCGAGTACATCTCTGGCCTCTGTGGCTTCAGTAATCTCCTCGGTGATTCTCCAAGCAAAGTCCTTCAAGCGAGCTTGTCCTTTAGCGTCATGGATATTGACTGGGCAGTCACCCGTCTGGAGTAGGCCGTTGCGTTCTTCAATGGCATGGTATTTCTCCATGAGAGATGCTTGGCGTTCGAAGATAGCGGCTAAGTAGCCACCTTGTGGATATTCATTAGGGGATGTAAAATCTGTGATATTCATATTATAGTTCCTCCAATCGGTCTAATATACGTTGTGCCTCTGGGTCTTTCGTGAAGTCATAATAGACCACATTGTCTTTACCTATCCAGCGTTCTGCTGATTTCATTAAGTTACGGTAGGCGAGTAGACACTTCTGGTCATTCTCTTTGACACCTTCCATCTGTTCACGTTCATGGAATGTGCCACGAATGACCTCAAGACCTGGGTCACAATAGATAATGAGCGGCTTAGCTACTTGCAGGAGTGTTATAAGCTCTTGCATATAGTTATGGATATCGCTAAAGCCCCGGATAATAGTGCCGTAGACAGTCTCGCTGAAGATAGGGAATCGGTCGTAGATTCTGTTATCTGTGCGAGCGAGCTCATCTCTGCACCATTGAGCGTGTTCAGCACATGGCCCAGGTGAGACTACTACCTCGTGGTGAGGTAGGTAGTCTTGTATCTTCTTAACAAGGGTAGACTTACCCGTGTTATCCATTCCTTCAATGATTATCACTTGCTTCATCTGTCACAGCCTCCGCAATATTATCTACCATTTCTAGTGCAGTATTTACGATAGAAAGGTCTAGGTACGCCATGGCCTCTAGTGTAGCTTCTATATTGTTGGTTCTTCTACCAGAGACCATTGGTTGGAATTTATCGCTATCATGGGCAGCATCTAAGAATACTACATTGCCTTGGCCATTAGCCGCATAGGCTTGTGCCACAGACTCCATCACCAGAGAGCCCTTTTCTGGGAATCGTTGTAAGAGCTGGTATGTGAGTGTGTTCAAGCAATAGGCAATTTCCTCCATGGTAAGTTCATCACTAATAGATACTGTTAGATTATTGTCTTTCTCTAGTACAATTTTCATCGTTAACCTTCTTTCTGCCAAAGATGATTGGCATTCTTCACATCAAAGTCGCTGGTACTGATACCACATACAGAGCAGTTCTTAGTACCCAGCGTGTTATTAGTGGTAAAGGTACGTTCAGCACCACAGTATGGGCACCAGTACTTATTACCTCTGTGCTTATAACCAACCGGTGGGTTAGATTTACCATCTACATTGACTATCATAGCCGTAGTCACCTCATTTCTTATTCTGTTAGCTACTTCTTGTGCTATTGGTAATGCTAGCGCTTTCGTGTGTGCAGCTTTACCTTTCCGGAATGCATAGACCTTATACATATTTACCTCCTTTTAGTAGCTACGATAGTAGCAATTAATAGAATTGGTTATGCTCATATTATATCACCCCGATGGACATTTGTAAATAGTAAAATTCTACAAATTAATTGACAAATTATAGTAGCATAATTATAATGTAATCATACAATAGTGTTAACTATGCTATTATATATATACATTATAGTAAGGTGGTGAGACAATGCTGATAAGCACCAAGGAAGTAGCGAAGAGGTATAATGTGACCAATCGCCAGGTACTCTACGCCATTCGTATGAAGAAGATACGGGGTAAGAAGGTTGGCTGGACGTGGGTCTGTGATACAAGATATTTACCGGAAAAGTGGCCGAGTAGGAGGGTTAATAATGATTGATATTATATGTAAGGTGTGGGATGCCCAAGGTGTAAGCGGCTACGTGAGTATGAGTGAGAGGAATACTAACCTGACGAGCACCGAGGATGGTTACTGGAGTGACCGCTCGTGGAAGTGGCCACAGGACAGAGCGAAGGTGCAAGAGTGGTATCGTGAGCATAGCCAGAAGGACGGCTATGATATTTACTGGAGTCCGGCCGTGTACAGTAAGCCGGGTAGACATCAGCAAGACGTGATAAGTCATAATGTGTACTACGCTGACCTTGACCCGGTGGACCCACGTAAGCTAAGCACAAAGCCTAGTGTAGCCTGGGAGAGTAGTCCTGGTAGGTACCAAGCGGTGTGGCTCCACAGTAATGACCTCAGTGTGGAGGACTGGCTTGCACGGAACCGTAACTTGTCCTATGCTGTGGGCGCTGACAGAAGTGGCTGGGACCTTACCCAAGTGCTGAGAGTGCCAGGCGGTAAGAACCATAAGTATAAGCCAGTGGTGCGAGGTAAGCTCTTGTGGCAGAAGTGGGACAATATCGCTAGTATCCCTGAGAGTGAGGTAGAGGTAGTAGCTGACGAGGTAAGTACGCACGAGAACTTACTGCTACGATTGCTCACGAAGTACAAGCGAGAGATACCGGCCAAGGTTAGTCGTATGCTACAGTATCCACCTAGTCGCATTGAGCCGGGTCACAGGAGTGATATGCTGTGGTACCTCGAGAGTGAGCTCGTGAAGTCACAGATACCGCTAGAAGACATAGTGGTGCTTATCCGTGACAGCGCTTGGAACAAGTATCGTGGACGCTCTGACGAGCAGGAACGTATCTACACTGAGGTCAGCAAAGTCTACCAGCAAAGTATACAAGGTACGCTCCGTGTGAAAGAGCCAGTGGATGATGTACTGACAAGTTATGAGGACATTATGGGCAGCTTTGTAGACCGTCCTGGCTGGCTTATTCGTGATATATGGATGAAGCAGAGCCATGGTATTGTTGCTGGTGAGCCTAAGACCTACAAGAGTACTATCACCACAGATATAGCCGTGAGTGTAGCGAGTGGGGTTAAGCTGTGGGACAAGTATGATGTGGATGACCCTGGGCCTGTCCTCATCGTACAGAACGAGAACGCACCGTGGACCGTGAAGAGCCGCCTTGAAGCCATTATAGAGAGCAAGGGTCTGGTAGGTAGTGTGGTTATTGACGGTAGAAGGTTGAGTATCACTTGGCCCCCTGTGTTGCCGATATATCACATTAATAATAGTGGCTTCTCGCTGGATAACGCTGAGGACTGTGATATGCTCATGGACTATGTAGAGAAGATACGCCCTAAGTTGCTCATCCTTGACCCACTCTACCTCATGTTCGAAGGTGACATCAACTCCGCCAAGGAGCTTTCCCCGGTGCTACAGTTCTTGCTCTCGGTGCGAGATACCTATAAGTGTAGTATCATGGTCATACATCACTGGAACAAGAATGGCTCTAGTAGCCGTGGTGGGCAGAGAATGCTAGGTAGTGCAACCCTACACGGTTGGACTGATAGCTCGCTCTTCCTGAGCAGAGATGATGGTGATGTGGTCATAGAGCGTGAGTTCAGGTCCGCTAGTCCTGGGGGTAAGCTTGTCCTCCAGATAGACAGTGACGAGGTAAGATACCGTGTGCGTGTAGGCGAGAAGGGTAGTGACGGTGAGGACAGTGCTGGTATAGTGCTTGACTACCTCAGCATGTACCCAGGTGGCCAGCGTATGTCTGACATCGTACGAGGCACAGGTCTCAGTAAGTATGAGGTGAGTAAGGTGCTTAGTGGTGACGGTAGAGTGAAGAAGAAAGGAGCGCTGTATAGCCTATGATGACAGCGATAGGACGCCTAGGGTATAGGTGGGTGAATGTCTACGATGACAGGTGGGAGTGTGAGGGTGATGGGTTGCCAAGGTTGGTGATACCCGCTAACAAAGACTATAGACCCGGTAGGTACCGGATAGGCACAATATGTACAGATGGTGGGCTTAAACGTCTGGAGGGTGTACGTGCTAGCAAGGGTCATGGCCGGTATGTGTGGATAGGCACACCCCTAGTGGAGAATATGCGTATGGCTGGTGTGAAGGTGTTCACAATCACAAACTATGGTGATGTCATCAGTCAGCCCAGTGAAGGCCACATGCCTATAGTGTGGGGTCACAGATATGAAGAGCCTTTGTTTGAAGGTATACTGAGTGGGCACTATAAGATAGATGAGAGTGGGTGGCACAGAATCCTCAAGAGCGAGAGATGGCCACAGAGAGCATACAATGTGAAGCAGTGGGGTGATGACTATAAACGTAAAATGACAGATGGCTATAGAGTCGCTTCAGCTGACCCACAAGGGCGGAGACGGGTGTCCGTTGAGTATTTAGATGGTGGCGAATGTCTAGACGCCCCATGGACGATAATTCGCTATTTGAGGAGCGAAGGGTGGACCATGATACACAAACGAGGGAATTTGGTGCGTTGTACTGGGAGAGATGCTCCATTTTTGCTATGTGGTAATGCTGATTGGCATATTAGGGACGGTGTCTACTACGTAGTACAAGAAGGGAAAAACCGTGATTATTCACCACTGAGAATGATACAAATAGCATAAGAGATTGATGTGAAAATACCACCAAACGCGAGTATGGGTCTTAGAGTTATCTCTAGGCCCTATTCTTTTTGCAGTCTCTGGAGCAGTGGTACGAGTACACTGAGAGTACACTGGGGTGAGGTAACGCTCGCATGACCTGAGCACCAAACTCGCAACAGGTACGGCATAGTGTACTCGCTGAGATGGCGAAGGTCCAAGTGGCCAGAGCGATTTTGTCCGTGTGCACTGTACATCGCCAGCGCTGGATTCTATACTGGCGTCCCGTCTTTCATCAGGCTCTAACGGTACAATGCGGTGTCGGAGCGTTTTTTCGAACATATGTAGCAAACAGGAATCGCCCACACTACCTCCGTAACTTCGCCGCTCATAAAACACATTTTTTCCAAATTTTTCCAAGCGATTTGTACACGGGACCCTCTTGGCTCCGCTCACAGTATGAACGCCAGGGCAGTGACCATTTTGGAAAAAATTTGGAAAAAAATGGAAAACTTTTTCCAAACGATTTGGCGGGACTTTCGCCGGCGTACTCCAGTAGAATGCGCCGTCGGAATTATGAAATTTTTTGGAAAAAATTTTCCAAAAGCCTGGGAAAAATTTTCCAAAACTTTTTCCAAAAAAATTTTGGCTTGAGGACTTAATCACACCCAGGGCAATTATGAAATTTTCGTACCAGGTCATAATTTTTTTGGAAAAAATGACGTATTACTACGTAATACGATATACGTCATTTACGTAACGTATTCGTACATCGTATCAGTAGTACCCCACCAGTCCATATACCACGAAGAATTTTGTATTTGACATGAGACAATACCCATATGCTATAATGTGAGCAACGATACCAAACAACTGACGGAGGACCTTGAAATGTGGACTAAATTCTTAAATCTCTTTAAACCTAAACCCTTGCAAAAAGACCAACCTGTGATGTATAACCGTAAGAGCAAGTTTGTGAACGCTCGCTGGCTCATTGGCCACTATGCTTGCCAGATTGATGGTGTGGACTACGTGTACCTCGGGGGCCGCACTTCATACACTCAAGATGGCATGATTGCTGTTGATGAGGTGATACCACTATGAAGCGAAAGATGATACCGTACGACAGTGGCCCTTGCCCTGTGAATACACCTGTATTCTACCAACCGCTCTACTCGGATGAGTGGATACCTGCTCACTACGCCGGTCGCAAAGACGGTAAAGACTATGTGTTCTCATGTGGGCGTACCTCACACACTACCCGTAGCATTGTACCCGTACGAGAGTGGGTGAAGAAATGAAGCTCACCGATGAACAAATGGAAGGCTGGAAGGAAGCGTACCATGACAGCTTGAAGAAAAAGGGTAGTAAACCAGGCGGTACAGACCCTGTGGGTACATGGAAACCTAAGGGCGGTAAGAAACCTGTGTACCGTTGGGGTGATGACAAAGTAGACCATTACCGGTAGTATATTGTATACAATCGACTGAAGAGTTTTCTATTTGACATCACCCAAAATCAATGGTATAATGTGAGCATAACCGATACTATTGTTTGTCCATGAAAGGAGGAAACGGAACATGGCAAAAGCAAAGGCAACTACTGTCACTATTGCTGACTTGGCTGAAGAATACGGCTTAGAAGGCAAAGACATCCGTGCATTGGCACGTAAAATTGGCTTGAAAGCCACTCCATTGGAAAAGACTGAAGGCTTCGGCCCTAAAGCTAAATACCAATGGGACAGTGAGTCTGAAGAACTTGCAGACTTACGCAAAGCTATTGAAGACAAAATGGCTTAACACAATTACAATCCTAAACCCTTTCAACTAAACAAACCCATACTACTTTTCCGGGCACGGTCAAAGTCTCCTCTTGACCGTGCCTTTTTCATAGGCCAAATTTGTTTATAAAACTTTTAAGAATTTACCTGTTGACAAAAGTAAAAACTTTTGATATGATGAACTTGTACCCGACAGGGTATTTTTTATTGGGACTGTGAGGTGATACTATGACAAAACGCACTCGCAGCAGCAAAAAGAGTCCACGCTCTAAGGGTAACCTCATCATAGCACCTGAGACCGCCCTACCAGCTGAAAATAGGTATAAAAATAAGCTACTTATGGACCAGCTTCCACCTGACATCATGGGCTTTGTGCTGGAACATGATAACCTTGACCCACAACAGATGGTCTATGAAGGCATGATAGTACAATATACCATGATTGTGAGAGCACTCCGATTCCTCACCATGTGTGAGAACGAGGGTGATATCTTTGCTTCTAAATACTTTGCTAATCTCATGAGAGCAATTAGCCAAGCCAATACAACATTGGCCGGCATGGCTATACAGTGGAGACGCTTACTCGCTGATGACATACTCAACGAAGAGCAACGTCTACGGGTGGCTAAGCTTCAGATGGAGATTAAGCTATTGGACAAAGACACTGACCGTGGAAATCTCAAAGAGCTTGTGCATACCTTGAAAGCTGCTATGGAGGTTGAAGATGATTGAGTTTGGTAAATGGGGTCCTAAACACCTAGAGTTTATCTGCAACCCAATTCAACAAGATGCCAGAATCAACATACTAGATGGTAGTGTGCGTTCTGGTAAGACTGTGGCCATGATACCAAAATGGCTCACATACATTGAGCAAGGTCCTCCAGGCTTACTGCTCATGACTGGTGTCTCTAAAGACACTTTGTATGATAATGTCCTCAATGACCTCTTTGATACTGTGGGCCAAGAGAACTACACCTACAACCGGCAAACCGGTGACTTGGTGCTCTTTGGCCGAAAGATTAAGGTAATAGGTGCGAAGGACGAAGGCTCCGAGAAATACCTACGGGGCAAAACACTAGCTGGAGCTTACTGTGATGAAGTCTCACTCATGCCTGAGCGATTCTTCAACCAGTTGCTCAATAGAATGTCTGTGGCTGGGTCTAAACTGTATGCTACAACAAACCCAGACACGCCGTTCCACTACCTGTATAAGAACTTCCTTACCGATGAAAACAAACTAGCCTCTGGCATGGTTAAACGCTACCACATGCTCTTAGACGATAACCCGAACCTAGACCCAGAGTATTTAAACTTCATCAAAGGTGCTTATACAGGTATGTGGTACAAGCGAATGATAGAAGGACAATGGGTGAACGCCGAAGGTCTTATCTATGATTCTTTCAATGAGTCCATGGTGTATGAGACTCTGCCTGAGTGGGATTTCACAATAGACCACTTCATAGCGATTGACTATGGTACTACTAACCCAATGGTGTTCCTCGACATCATAGACACCGGTGATGATGTCTATGTGGACCGAGAATACTACTGGAACTCACGTACCGAGCAGCGGCAGAAGTCTGATAACGAATACCTCCAGGACTTATTCAAATTCATGGGCAATGCTGAGAAGTATACTGCTGTCATCATTGACCCATCAGCTGCTTCCTTTATAGCGCTACTCCGTCAGAACGGTGTGGTGGTAATCGAAGCGGATAACAGCGTACTAGACGGTATTCGTCTTATGAGTACGATGTTTAACCTCGGTAAGCTCAAAGTTGCTAAGTCTTGTACTAACTTCCTCCAGGAGTTGTCCGTGTATCAATGGGACGAGACCTCAGCACTGAAAGGCATAGAGAAGCCAATAAAGGCCAATGACCATGCCTGTGACGCTTGCCGATACTTCTGTAAGACTATTGTGCAAGAATGGAGAATGCCTAGCTTATGAGTAGAAAACGTAAGAAAAAGGCCGCTACTACTGTGGTGGTCAAGGATGGCTTCTCTAACCCGGCTACTCGTACGGGAGCTGGTATGCCTAATGTTCTCAACCATACACAATACCCACTAGAGCGTAAGTCATGGGACTATCAGAAACTGACTGCACTCTACCGAAATCACTGGGTTATCCAGAACATGGTCAATGTGGTCCCACAAGACATGCTCAAGAATGGCTATGACCTAGTGACTACTCTCTCACCGGATGACCTTGATAAGGTGTGGTCTTTACTACGCAAGAAGCGGGTGGATACCAAGCTTTATGAAGGTCTTGCTTGGGGAAGACTGTATGGCGGTGCTATCGGTGTAATGCTTATTAATGATATGCAAAACTTAGACCAACCCCTAGACCATGATACCTTAATGCCTAGTTGCTTTAAAGGTATACTGGTACTAGACAGATGGGTTGGTGTAAACCCTTCCAGCGAATTAGTGGCAGACCTTGATAGCGAAGAACTTGGCTTACCTAAGTATTATCAAGTGAATTTAGACGATGGCTCGGCTGTGAAAATACATCATAGCCGGGTCCTCCGTTTTATTGGCAGAAAAATGCCAAGAATGGAAGAGCAAGCAGAGCAATACTGGGGCACTTCTCTCATCGAGCATATCCTTCCGGAGCTTGAGAAAAGAGACAACGTATCCTGGAATGTAGCTTTGCTTACTTTTATGGCTAATATCCGTGTAATGAAAGCTCCCGGTGTGAGTTCAATGATGTTGAGCGGGACAGATGCTGCTCGTGAGAAACTTTACAACACAGTGAGTGCGGTAAACGAAATCATGAATAGTAATGCTATGATGTTGCTTGATGAGAACGCTAGCTACGAGTCTCACCAGTATACCTTTAGTGGTATCGGTGAAGTCTATGATAGGTTTATGATGGACGTTAGTGGTGCCTGTGGTATTCCTGTGACTAAGCTCTTTGGCCGCTCACCGGCGGGTATGGATGCTACGGGCGAGTCTGACCTACAGAACTACTATGACCGTATCGAAGGTGACCAACAAACTCAGCTATTGCCGGTGCTTGAAAAGCTTTTACCAGTTATTTTTATCTCTTCTGTTGGAGCTGTTCCGGATGACTTACAGATAGTCTTTAACCCTGTGAGACGTCCTACAGATGATGAAAAATCTGACCTTGGCTCTAAACAGACTACTGCAGTGGTACAAGCTTTTACTGCTGGCCTCATAAGTCAGCAAGTAGCTCTCCGTGAGCTACAGCAATCATCGGACATGACTGGAATGTGGTCTAATATCACGGATGACATCGTAGAGAAAGCTGATACTGATACTCAGCTAATGGGCGAGGAGGTGCCAGATATTGAACAGGCGCTTGGAAATGCAAGTCCAGCAGGAACTACTGAAAATACTCAAGAAGGCCAAGGTTCTGATACTCAACGAGCAGAAACTGACTAGTTGGGTGAACAGTACAAAGTTCCAGACGTATACTCACAACTTGGCTTCTCGTATTGTCACTAGGTTGCTTGGCGGGTATCGTAGACAGTACCCTGAGCTCTATCGGCTCATCAGCAAAGAGCGTAGGGCTATCTTGATACAGAACCAAGTACTTGAAACAGCTCGTCTTATCCGTACAATGCCATTGAATTTGGCTAGAGAAATCACAACCAAAATTGCTGACCAGCACCTAAAAGGTGTGAGAGCCAGCACACTTGCCGCTGAGATATTAGAACAGTACCCACAACTGTCTAAGGCAAAGGCTACCCTTGTGGCTAGGACAGAAGTAGCTCGTACTAATACTATGCTCCTAGAAAATGACTGCCATGAAGTTGGCGCTAAGTGGTATGTGTGGCGGTCTACTCATGATGTCCGTACACGTTCATCTCACAACCATATGGACGGTGTAGTGTGTTCATGGGATGACCCACCTAACCCAGAGAAACTTGAGGGCGATGATAGAGACTATGGGCCTTACCATCCGGGATGTATCTTCAACTGCCGTTGCTTTCCGTCTCCTTTAGTAACGATTGAACAGATACCAAGTAATCTCAAAGTGCACCTTCATGGCACCATAGTACGAATGTCTAAACGTGAATTTATTCAGAAACATTGGAAGGAGGTATTGTGATTGAACTTTGATAAGCTAATAGCTATCTTTGACGCTGACTGGGACGAGTCCAAGCATCCACGTGCAAAGAATGGCCAGTTTGGCAAAGGCAACGGCGGAAGCAGTGCACCGGCTAAAGAAAAGAAAAAGTCCACTATGAGTAAATCATACAAGGCTCTTTCCCCTGGTCAGAAAGCAGATGCTAAAGCTAACGTAGCTAGCCAGATTAAGTCGATGAGCAAAGAGAAACAAATCTCCGTGGCTAATCGTGTGTTGAAAGCACAAGGCAAAGAGCCTATTGTGGCCAACAAAGACGGCACTTATACGTGGACTAATAAAGGTGAACGTGTGACTACACAGAAGCCACCTCGTATCAAGTCCGATAAGTTAGCCCGTGCTATTGTATCCAATGGCTATGCTGTACCCGGTATCAAAACTGGTGTAAGTGTTGAAACAGCCAAAGCATCTGTGAAAGCACCGTCTTTACGTGAAACACCAGACTGGGGCGGTGGTCAGACTAGCACTAAGCTCTCTAAGGAAGAGCAACGTACTGCTGCCCGGTATATATGGACATCGGTTAATAATGTAATTGAGGGACAACAACTGACTTATCCAAACAAGTCTAAGTCTCAAATTAATAACCAGTACAGATATGCTGGTAACTTGATTGAAGAACGATTGAAGTCAGGCAAGTTTAATTCTATGAATGAAGTCCTAAAAGATATTGAGAAATCAAAACCGAACAGCGACTATCAAGCCGCTAAGAAAGTAGCTGGACGTGCTGCTTACCTTGGACTTATTCCGAAAGGCAGTTCTAATGGTGGTGGTATGACTAAAGAGCAACTTAGTGCAGCTGGTAGATTATCTAAACAGATGAATAGTTCTGGTAGTGATTTCCGAGACTACAAGGAATTTACTCATACTAAGCTTACACCTAAGCTCCGTAAGTCCCTAGAGGATAAACTAGGTAAAGCAGAAGAAAACCTTTATCAACGTGCCCAAAAAGAGGGCAGAAACCTTAGACCCTCTGAAACTTACCAAGTAGCTTCATTAGTAAAGGGTGGCTTACGTATGAGAATGGGTACTCTCAATGAGATTGTGGGTACAATTCGTAAGGCTCACAAGACGGGTGCTAGGTATGCTGATATTGCAGAAAGTCTCCTAAAAGAGCTTCACGATATCCATAAGTAGGTGACACCATGGCAAATAGTTACTATGGCTCTAGAATCAGTGATAACATAGCCGAGACGCCTGAGGGCTTCTTGGTATGTCATAATGTACCTCTCGCTAGAGTAGGTACACAAGAATACTTAGGCTCTGAAGTCGGTAAACCTGAGCTAGATATTGTGAAAGTATACCGCAGGCCAGAAGAAGTATTCAAAAAATCCGCTATAGATTCCTTTGAAGGCAAGCCGGTCACTAATGACCATCCACCTAAGCTAGTCGAGGGTGGTGACGCTATGTCCTATCTCAAGGGTGTCTGTAAGAATGTTCACAGAGGTACAGGCGAAGACTCTGATAAAGTTGTAGCTGACCTTGTGATATATGACCCTACACTTATCTCACTTATCAGAGATGGTAAGAGAGAAATTAGTGCGGGTTATACTTGCTCATATGCTGACTTTAACGGCGAGCTTGAGCAGGTTGATATTGTGGGAAACCATGTTGCCGTTGTGGGTAAAGGCAGAGCTGGTAGCTCTGTTGCTATCCGTGATGAGAAGCCTACAAGGAGGAAAAAGATGGCTAAAAAGAAACAAAGCATCCTAGACAGAATGTTCCATGTGTTTGTGAATGACGAAGACACAACGCCAGAGGACATCAAAGAAGCAGCGGATGCTGTCAACGAACTTGAAGAAGGTGAGACTGTTGACACTGAACCAACAGAAGACCCTACTGCTAAAGCTATTCAAGATGCTCTAAAACCAATCATGGACCGCTTAGATGCACTTGAAGCTAAAGACTCCGATGAAGAAGAAGACTTCGTTGAAGACGAAGATGAGGATGAAGATTTCCTCACTGACGCTGACGAAGACGAAGAAGAAGCATTGGATGAAGATGGCGAAGCATCCCCAGAGGAAATTGCTGAAAACTTAGACCATGATACTGTGGCCTATATGTTGAAAGCTATCCGCCCTCAAATTGCCCGTATGCCGGCTAAAGATGCAGCTGCTATCACTAACAAATTGAACCATGCTTTAAAACGTAAAGCGGTCAATGATGATTATGATAAGCTCTTCAATCACACTACTAAACACTCCAAACAAGTGACTGGTGGTGGCTTTGGTGAAGCATGCCGTTCCCGTAACCCACATTTCAAAGGAGGTAAATAATAATGCCAGGAAAAGTAATCGGTAAATCTCTAAACTTTGGTTATCCAGGTCAAATCGCTAGAACAGGTGATGAAGTATCTCGTACCTTCCCTGTGAAACAAGGCCCAATCAACTTTGGTCAAGCTGTACAGCTTAATGCTGATGGCTTACTTGTACCATTCGCTGGTGAGTTCGCTGGTGTAGCTATGAGACGTGTGAAATCTGCGTTAGCATACACAGGTCAAAATCTTGGCCAATATATCACAGGAGATGCTTGTGATATTCTCGAACGTGGCTCTATCACTGTCCATGTTGTGGCTGGTACAGCTAAACCTGGTGCTAAAGTATACGCTTATAAAGTAGCCTCTGCTGGTAAAGAAGTGGGTGACTTTGCGGCAGCTGCTGACGGTACAAATACCGTAGAATTAGCGGACGTTAAGTTTGCTACTACAGCAGATGCGAACGGCGTAGCTGAAATTGTTATCTTGAACCGTAAAGGTCTATAATAGGAGGTAAAACATGACATTCCCAAAATTTGGTAGCAATCCTATGCCAGTAATGGACTCTTCTGCTATTACTTCTGGCTTGGCATTCTTGGAATCTGAGTTAGAAAAGAAAGACTCCTTACTTCGTGAACCATTACAAGCTACTACCTATCCTCGTGATATTACTATTCAGTCCGGTGGTGGCTGGGTAGAAGCTACGTCTGCATTTAACATCGACTACGGTGTAACTGGTGGCTCTGGCTCTGGTGCTGTAGGTGGTGTGGCTAATGCTGTACGCTCTATCCAAGCTAACGTAGGTAAAGACCTCTTCAAGGTATTACCTTATGAAATCACAATGAACATCAAATATATTGATGTGCAACGTGGTATGGTAACTGGCCGTTCTATCGAAACAATGTATAATGAAGGTGTACGTTTGGACTTCGATAAATACATGGACTCCAATGTGTATGTAGGTAACGCTGAATACGGTACTCAAGGTATTGTGAACCAAACTGGCGTTACTCCTGCTTCTGTTAAAATGAACGCAGCTTCTAAAACAGAGTGGTCTTTCAAAACACCACAAGAAATCTTGGATGATGTCAACGAAGCTATCTTAGCAGCTTGGGAGGCATCCGGTTATGATGAGTCCGCTATTCCTAATCATATCTTATTGCCACCTGCTCACTATACTAAATTGGTGAACACAACTCTTGCTGTAGCTGGTGTAGTATCCGGCGGTATTTCGTTATTGAACTACCTCTTGGAAAATAACATCGCTAAAGCTAAAGGTGTGGACTTATTCATTGGCGAGTGCCGTTGGTGTAAAGGTGCTGGTGCTGCTGGTAAAGACCGTATGATTGCATACCGTAATGAAGAACGCTTCATTGGTATGGACTTACCTGTTGAGCTTAGCCGTGCTATGACACAACCAGACCCTAATACTGCATCTTATGTATCTCTTTATGTGGCTAACGTAGGTCAAGTTAAAGTACACTATGTAGAGCCTTTCGTATATCGAGATGGTATCTAATAGGAGGAAACATGGTTAGAATCTTTGCTAAAAAAGCGATTGGCTTCCGTAATCACGAAACCAACCAAATTATCCCTGTCCGTGCCTTGGACTTTGCTGAGTTACCTGACTGGGTTGCTCAAGACCCTATGTTCGATTGGGCAAAAGCAGATGGCACTATTGATGTAATTGATGGCGCTGGTCCAAAAATCGCTAAAACGCCGGTACAAGGGTCTCCAGCCCCTACTGACGAGGAAAACGATGGGGAACCTACTCCAGACGCCTCTGAGGACCTAAATTCGCTCTCTAAAGACGAATTGAAAGCGAAAGCTAAGGAATTGGGCTTACCTTACTCTGGCAAATCTAAAGAAGAGCTTATCGAATCAATTCAAAAAGGTGAGTAATCATGTGGCGCCATGCAGAACTATATGCTGTGATAGCAAGAGCTGCTGGTATGTATCACACCACCGATAACCCTGAGTACACGAGTGATAACTTCCTAGAAGCTTACCCACAATTCTCACTACTAGATACTAACGTAGTGGAAGCGTGGGTAGGTATCGCTCATCAATGCGTTAAGTATTCTCTGTGGGATAGAACGTGGGAGTTGGGTATGGGCTTATTCATAGCCCATTTCCTCACCTTATATCAGCAGACAGTAGAGGAAGACATGGATAACCCTGTATTATCCAAGGGTTTATCTCGTGGCTTAGTATCTTCCGAGTCTGTGGGTGGAATGAGTGTATCCTATGACCTCGGCTCATTTACTAGTGAGTTTGACGGTTGGGGTACTTTCAAACAGACTACATATGGTCAACAGTACGTCCATTTCTTGCAGATGATGGGCGGCTTTATTATGTGCGTATGGTGATGAAAGTCACTAAGCGTCCTCTCATTAAACCGAGAGACGTTGTAAATAGGCTTAGCAAAGTTGATGTGTTGATAGGCATACCCCAAGAGGCCAATGCTCGTGAAGACGGCGGGCCAATCGGTAATGCTACTTTATTAATGCTTCACACGGTGGGTAGTCCGGTACAAAATATTCCACCTCGTCCGACTATACAACCAACAATAGCTAAGCATAAGCAGTTCATTACTGATAAGCTAAAATCTGCTATGAGTGAATATTCCAAGACTGGTAATGACGGCAAGCTCCGTGCCTTAGGTATGTATATCTCTTCACAAGTGAAAGAGTTCATCAATGACCCTGGCAACGGGCTTACTCCTAACAGTCCTAGAACTATTCATCGAAAAGGCTCAGCATTACCTCTCGTAGATACTGGTGAGCTCCGTAACAGTATTACTTATGTGATTAGAAAGAGGTAGAATATGATTGATATATCATTCCTACTCCTTCGCTCAGCGTTCACCACTAGCTTTACGTTGATAGAGTCTGTGGGTCAATGGGTGGATGGTAAATGGGTTATATCAGATGGCCAAGAGGTTACACTTCAAGGTGCAGTATCACCTACTTCACAAAATGACTTGGACCGACTACCTGAGACATCAAGATTAGAATGTACAACTACATTCTGGGTAAAGGGTAAGACTCACCTAAATATTGATTCTGCTCATCCACCCCGCATCAGGTATAAGGGTGCAACGTATACTATCACACAAGAAGAAGACTACTCAAACCATGGCTTCACAAAGCTGTACGGTAAGAAGCTAGGAGGTATATGATGACATACACCGAACTCTATACCTTACTCAAGTCCTGTATTTGTGATTGCCTTGGCGCTGACCTTCATAGTGGTAGAGTACGTGAAGCCTACCAGCAATCAGATGCACCCCAGTTCACTATCAATGATGACGTAGTAGTCACTTATCTCACTGAGAAAGATGACCCTTATTCTCATCAACGGAATACCGTCTACGAGGAGACTAATGACTCTGTGATACTACATCATAAAGGCACTAGGGTGTGGGACTTGCACTGCTACTGCTATGGACCTAACTCTTATGAAATGGCGGACCTCATAAGAAGCCATATTCTAACGAGCCAGCTAAAGTCTAAACTGCACCGCCATAATGTGGCGCTTGTACCTACTATTCCTACCATTCAGAGCATGCCTGAGCAAGCTCAAGGTCAATGGTGGAGTAGATGGGACATCACCCTTACTTTTAATGAGTCTTATGATTATACTGAGGACGTTGGTACTATTGACCATATCCATACTACTGTGGGTATTGCTAAGTCACCTAACCAAATTGACTTAAGTAAAACTAAGACTTTCAATGATATGTTTACTACTAACAGATAGGAGGACAAATGCCTACTAAACCTTTACAACTCAATGAGGTAGTTAACTTTGTGGTTAATCTAGCTCAGCGCTCTGCTCAACGTAAAGCCTTTAACATTATGCTCCTCGTAGGTAAGAACACAGTCATTCCTAAGGAAGAACGTGTGAGAACTTATACTACGCTAGAAGCTATGTTAGCTGACGGCTTTACTACTAATGACCGTCTCTATAAAGCTGCGGCTTTAATCAAGGCACAGTCCCGCTCTCCAGTGAAGTTTTGCATTGGTACACAAGATGCTAATGAAACTATGCTCCAAGCTATCACAGCTTGCCGTGAAGCCCACTATGATTGGTATGTGGTAGTGCCATGTGCTGAGTTGACTGTCCAACAGCACTTGGATAACATGGCTTATACTAATGCTTGTACTCCAGACACAGTATATGCTTTCACATCTAAAGCAGCTGAAGACTTACAAGGCGGTGACGGTAGTATCTTCAAAAAGGCTAAAGACCTTAAATACCGCCGTACGATTGGCATCTACTCTACCAAACATGATGACGCTGTGGCGGGTATCATGGCTTATGCTATGGGTATGATGACTGGCACTATCAACAGTGCTTTTACTCTTAAATTTAAGGGTATTGCTGGTGTAACAACTGAGAACTCCGAGGCCGCTATTGCTGTCTCTGCGGTTGATAAGTTGAAAAAGCAAAACGGTAATATCTATGTGAACCGTGGGTTCTATTATGATATGTTCGAAGAAGGCACAATGGCTGATGGAACATTCTTTGATGAAGTCATCTACCTTGATAAGTTAAAGAATGACTGTCAATTAGCCTTGATGGACCTCTTCGTACAGAATGCTAAAATTGCTCAGACTGAAGGCGGTATGACCCGTATTCATAATGCTCTAAACGGTGTGTTAAAAGATTACCAACGTATTGGCTATCTTGAAACAGGCGTTTGGCGTGGTGATACTATCCTTGGTCTAAAATATGGTGATACTGTAAACAATGGCTACCTAGTTCAATCGGAGCCAATCGCTGAACAGAACCAAGCTGACCGTGAGAACCGTATTGCTCCACCTATTTATATCGCTCTTAAACTTGCTGGTGCTATTCATAGTGCAGTAGTTCAGATTGATGTTAACCGATAGGAGGTACAAATGGCTAACTTCTCCACTTATTCCTTTACTGATATTGAATTAGTATTGTCCCACCCTAGCTATGGCCAATTCTCTTTGAATGGTGAGGGTGCTGGCTCTATTCAAATCAATAAAACTACTGAGCGCTCTACACACAATGTGGCTGCAGATGGCTCCGTTATGACCTCTAAAATTGCTGGTGATAATGGTACAGTAGTAGTGAACGCTCAACAAACCAGCGACTTACACTCCTGGTTACAAGGCTTATTCAATTATTTAAAAAGCGCCAATACTAATGAGTGGGCTCAAATCTCTATGACAATGCGAGCACCTCATATGGGGCGTAATGTTATTGGTACTTATGGTTCTATTCAAAAAGAACCCGATGAGACCTTTGAAACACAAGGCGGCTTACTTGCTTGGACATTACTCTTTGCTGATGTACAAAAAACTAACCGCTCTATTTAAGGAGGCACATTATGAAAGAGAAATTAGTTGAGATTGAGGTAGAAGGTAAAAAGCGTACCTTCCTAGTGAAGAAGTTTGACGCTCGAACTGGTTCTTATGTGATTTACACAGTATTAAACCGTCTCTTGCCATCTATCTTAGAATTCGCTCAGCCAGAAGCTCGTCAGAAGCTTGAGGGCGGTACTCATGCTGTCACAGAGATGGCTACAAAGGTACTCTCTAGCTCTACGTTGAGCGAAGCAGAATTCTTAGACCTTCAAAATAAATGCCTACGAGTATGCTATGAAGTGTTGCCAGCAGGTAATACCCCTGTAATCAACACAGCTGGCCAATATGGTGTGATTGGTTTAGAGGATGACTTAGTGACAGTATTCCGTCTTACATTGGAGGCCCTTGTGTTTAACCTAAAGGGTTTTTTCACAGGCGGCGGCTTGACGCAAGCATTCCAGAGCCTGCAGGGTATGAAGTCTGCCAACTAAAGAATCTAGACCCATTCGTTTACTTACCTGTAATAGAGGGTATGTGGAGACAGCATGAGGTATTTGATGGCACTTATGACTTCGATGACCTCATGGACGCTCACGAGATACTACTCGTAAGACAGGAGAATAAACGCCGGGCTCAAGAACACCAAGAATTATTACAAGGAGCACTATAGATGGCGAGAAATATAATTGATGAATATCTGGTCTCGTTGGGAGTAGATATTGACCATTCTTCTATCTCTAAATTAGATAATGCTCTAGGTAAAATTGAGGGCATGGTAAATGCTACTGCTTCGCTCGGTAAGAACTTAGCAGTAGCTTCTACTGCAATCATTGGCTCTATATTTGGTATCATTAGCGCTGGTACGGCATTGGTAACGTCTAATGCTAATGTGGAGAATTCTTACGCCACATTATCTGCTAGCATGATGATAACAGAGAGACAAGCTAAGTCCATGAAAATGGCCCTAGATGCCCTTGGTAAATCACAGAACGAGGTAATGCTTAACCCGAAGCTCCGGGAGCAATACAGAGCGCTTTTAGCTGATAATCAGGCTATGTCTGTGGGCGGTGATTATAAAGCCATGATGAATGAAGTCACGGACTTTATGTTTGAGTTCACCCGCCTCAAACAAGAGATAGCTGTTGGTATGCAGTGGATAGCTTATTATATTGTGAAAGATTTAGCTGGCCCCTTAGGTGAAGCTAAAGACATCATGAAACAGATTAATAACTACATTATCCAGAACATGCCTAGAATTACTCGTACTATCGCAACTGGCTTTGGCTATGTGAGGAACATATTCTTTGCTATATGGCGGGTGTTTAAGGCTATAGCTCTTCACCTCAAAGAGTTCTGGGAGAATTTACCGAAAGCAGGCAAGAAAGCATTTATTGCTTTAGGCCTAGCGCTATTCGCAGCTAGTGGACCTGTGGGTGCACTAATTGTAGCTCTAGGCAGTTTGTTATTACTCCTAGAAGACTACTTTGCCTACATGGACGGCAAGGAGTCTATGTATGGTAAATACTGGGAGAAACTGAATGAAGCCCTAGACTCCGTCAACGGAGCATGGGACAGTATGCTAAAGTATGTGAGAGAATTCTTTGACTGGATAGAAAATTCAGATAAGATAAAAAGGTTTACAGACCTAATCACACGTTTAGCTACAGGTATTGCTTGGCTAGCTTCTGAGTTAGGCAAGCTTATTTTTAATTTCTTAACCAAATTCTATGATACCTTGTCTGACACTGGTACTCTTGATGAGTTCACTGGTGCACTATCTGAAATCACAGACGCTGTCCTTGATTTAATCAACACACTTGGGGACTTAGTATATGAAGTACTAAGTATATTCTTTGAGGACATGGAGAAGACTGATATACTACAAGCCTTCTGTAACTTCCTTACAGAGATAGTACGTATCTTCGCTATGATGATAAGAGCTGTGGCTAGTATAATAAAACTATTCACTAAGTTCTTAGAGCAACTCAAAGGTGACCCCAAGATAAAGGCTTTCTGGAAGAGTGTAACTACTCTCTTTGATGAGTTCTTTAAAAAGCTAGCTAGTGGCTTATCCACACTAGGTAAGATTGGTAAGATTATTGGTCTATTATTGACTGGTAACTTCTCTGAGGCGGCTAAATTAGCTGGCCAGACGATTACTGGTGGTAGTGGTATGTTTACTGGTGAGGGCGAAGCTGGTACTACTGCGTTAGAAGATATAGATTACTTAGTTAAAAATGGTCTTTCTGAGCAACTTGCTATTGCTATTGTGGCCAATCATGGGCAAGAGTCCGAGCATGACCCAACTAACTATGTGGCCAATGACGGTGATGGCAGACCTTCAGGGGGTCTAGGTATGTGGCATGCCGACCGGCTCAAAGACCTACAAGCCTTTGCGGCTGAGAGAGGTACTGACTGGACTGACCGTAAGACTCAGTTGGACTATATCATAGCTGAGGCCAAGGGCCTACGAAGTGGCTATGACTACTCTGCAGTAGCAGCCCGTGCGGCAGCAGCTGGCTCAGTAGAAGAAGCTACACAGATATGGACTGATGGGTACGAAGTACCAGACCCACAATACGCCAACTATGCACGAAGACAAGCAGATGCTACTGCTTTGAAATCAGTATGGCAATCTAAGAAAGACACCAAGACTGCCATGGGTGACGGCTCCTTTACTGGTGTGGTTGCTGGTCATGTCCAATTAGCTAGGGAGAAGTTCAATAACTGGATAGGTAATACTAGCAGTTTATCTGGTGCATCTTCCTTCGCTTCTACACAGCCTGTGGTCTTTAATGGCGGGATAAATGTCAATGTAGCTAATTCCAATGCTTCTGCCGAGGATATTGCTAATGCTACCTCTAAAGGTATCATGAAAGCTCTTCCTCGAAGGAACATAGATAGTATGTACGATAGGGGGTCCGGTGTAGTATGAATTTAAAGACATTAGTAACTGCTGCCAAAGATTATGGCAAAGAAATTACTAGCTCTCGTGCTAGCTGGACTGACTTCACAAAGCAAGTAGCCAAGTCCTTTGGTAATAGAACCTTGCTTGACTATACTACTATGTTCAATAACATGGATGCCTTTTTAATGAAGTCAAACAGCTGGACTATAGGTGGTGCTGTCTTTAATGGTATCATGAGTACAGAACACCTTATCCAAGTTAACCCTACACACTACCCGGTACAAACTGGCTCTGTAATGACTGACCATTCTATCTTACAACCAGCTGAGCTTAATATTGAGATACTTGTCTCAGATGCTCAGAGTAATACTGCTAACTGGGGTAGTGTTCGTACGGGTAACAAATTTGTAGACCGTCTACTAGATGGTTATGGTAAGGTTCAGAAATTCAAGAACCTACAGACCATGTTCTCACAACCAGGCCAAGTTGCTTCTGCTGGTGAACGAGGTGTCTCTGCATGGGCACTCTTGAAATCAATGGCCGAGGCACGTATTCCTGTGGATATTGTGACCCGATTAGGTACATATCACAATATGCTTATCCAGAGTGTAAATGCTCCCGATGAGCTATCCACATTATATGGCCTTCGTGTGAGTATTCACTGCGTACAAATTCAAGTATCTAATGTGGCCGAGGTAGCTGTCTCTGCAAGAAAGCAAGTCAGTCAATCTACCAATGGCGGTGTCCAGCCTGTAGATACTGGGTCTGACGCCAACAAGAAGAGTGTGTTAAAAGCTATTGATGATAGCCTATAGGAGGTAGCATATGAAGTCAATTATACCTATCACGAATAGGCCAAATAATACCTTCTCTTGTAAGATACCTATAGACAGTAAAAACATCACTCTCACTTTTACTACACACTTCAATGAAGTAGCTGAGTATTGGTCAGTATCTATCTCTAATTCTGAGGGGGTGGAGCTTATTCATAATCTACCTATCTTACCTAGTCAGAATATACTATCACAATTATCTTATATGGGTATCGGGAGTGCTTATATAGTCAAGGGTGATAACCTGACTGAAGAAGAGTGGCCTAGCGAAGACTCGCTGGGTACTAACTGGTATTTAGTTTGGAGTGATACACCATGACAGCTAAACAAGAGATATTAGGTAATGAGCAACAGACACTCTACGGACGTATGTGGCAGGTACTGGTGTGGACTGGTGAAGAGAAGGCCCTAGACGTATCAGATTTACGGGTAGTCTTTGAAATCAAGCAGAACGCACTAGGCCAGCCCGGTATTATGCACCTTGTGGTGTATAACCTTAGCCCTGAGTCTGAGGCTCAAATTATACAAGAGGGCTTCCATATCCAGCTTATTGCTGGGTATAAAGCTCAATATGGTATCCTCTTTGAGGGTGATATTATACAAGTATTCCGGAACCGTGAAGAAGGCACGGAATATAAGCTAGAAATCATTGCAGCTGACGGCAAGAATTGGATGGGCATTAATTTTGTGAAAGCCACACTAGCCGCTGGGTGTAACCCTAGGCAGATTGTGGAGGGTGTAGCTAAGTTATCCTACTACCCGATTGAAATTGAGACCATATCTGAGTCTTTGCCAGAGCAAGAGCTGCCAAGGGGTAAAGTATGTTGGGGCCAGCCTAACAAGATACTGAATGATGTATCTAAAGGCACGGACTCCTTTTACCATGTGAGCCAGGGAAAACTTACTGTCCGTAAATATACAGACCCGATACCAGAAGATAAGATGATTGTCTTAACTCCTGTATCAGGGCTTGTAGGGACGCCAGAGTACACCGATGATGGTATACATATCAAAATGCTACTCAACCCTCTTGTGGGCCTTCATAGCATGATTAAAATTGATAATGAAATCATACAAAGGCAAGCGATTGACCTCGGGCTAATCACTGGCACCACAAACCTTGACCCGGGTTCTGTGAAAGCAACAGACCAGAACCTCAAGTTTGACCCAGACGGAGAATATGAAGTTTATTCTTATGTTCACTCTGGTGATACACATGGCCAAATATGGACCACAGAGGTTGTGGGTATCGGTAGAAATGGTAGAGCTGGCTTGCCAGTTGCAGTTGAAAGTGCAGAAGGGACGGTGAGAAGTTGATAAGTGTAGAGAACAGAACTCACGGTGAGTTAGACAATCAGCAAAAGACTGAAGACCAGATAGCTCGTTCATTGTGGACAGCTATACCAGGCATTGTTGAGAGTGTTGACTACCAAGAGCAGACCGTGACCGTACAACCCACTATCCGTGAGAAGGTCAATCTCGAGGGTGAGTACCAATGGGTAGAATTACCTAAGCTTATCCACGTACCCTTCTTTATCTATAGTGGCGGTGGTTATACTATCACAATACCAATAAGCCCCGGTGATGAGTGTCTTGTGGTCTTTGCTGATATGTGCATAGATGCATGGTGGCAGTCTGGTGGTATACAAAATCAGATAGACCGCCGTAGACATGACCTCTCGGATGGCTTTGCTATATGTGGCTTTAAATCACAGCCTAACACTGTACCTGGCTACAGCGGTAGTTCTGTACAGATTAAGAGCGGTGGCCACACCATATTTGATATAACCGCCGGTCAAGTCACTATCAATGCTAATGTGACTATCAATGGTAGTCAAACGGTATCAAATAACCACACGGTTGTGGGAACACTCACAGCTGGTGGAATTAATATGAATAGCCACACCCATAGGGGTGATAGTGGCGGTAGTACAGGGGGTCCAAGATGAGGTATCGAAGACTAGACAATGAAGGTGATTATACCTTTGGAGCTGGTAGTGCAGATATGCTTCTGGATATAGAAGCCTGTGCTCAAGCTATTAAAACTCGGCTATGGTTATTATTTGGTGAATGGTGGGAAGACCTTACAGATGGACTACCACTGTTCCAAAAGGTACTAGCCCAGCGTGATATTAATATAGCCTCTGAGGCTATTCGTGACCGTATTGTAAAGACTCCACACGTTACCAGCATTATCTACTTTAGTGCTGACTGGGATAACGAGCAAAGACAGCTTGCTATCTCATGTGTTGTGGAGACTGACTATGGTCAACTTACAGTGGAAGGGGTGAAATTCTAATGGCTTATTTCAAGCCCTATGTGGATGCTTCAGGCTTCCACTATCCTACTTATGATGACATCAAGCAAGAGCTTGTGAGTGAGATGAAGCGTATCTACGGGCAAGACCTGTACTTAGAGAATGATAGTCAAGACTACCAGATGATAAGTGCCTTTGCCTTGAAGATATATGATACTTACCAAGCTATTGAGCTTGATTATAATAACAGGTCTGTGAAGACTGCTATTGGTACGGCGTTAGATACTCTTGTAAAGAATAGTGGTATCACTCGTAAGAAAGCCTCCCACAGTACTGTGAAGCTAACCGTCACAGGTGAGCCTGGTACTGGTATCATCGGTGGACTGGCCAAGGACCCTGCTGGTAACACTTGGGCTCTTAATGATTATTACTTAATCATTCCACCTAGTGGCTCTATTCAAGTAGGTGCTACCTGCACTAAGCTCGGTGACATCACTACGAATGTAAACACTATCACCAAGATAGTGAACCCTACTAAAGGCTGGATATCTGTGACCAATCCAACAATACCGGCTATGGGCCAGCCAATAGAGACAGATGAGCAGCTACGGCGAAGACATTCTATCTCTGTGGCCAACCCATCCCAAACGGTAATAGAGTCCACCGAAGGGTCGATAGCCGCTATACCTGGTGTAACTCGCTATCGTGTATACGAGAACGATACCTCTCTAACTGACTCTAACGGTATACCTTCTCATAGCATATGTGCTGTAGTAGAAGGCGGTGCGGATAAGGAAATAGCTCAAGCTATCTACTTACGTAAAGGGCCTGGATGTGGTACATATGGTAGCTCTACGGTTCAGCTTATACCTCGCTCAACGGTGCCTATAAACATCAAATTCTCTAGGCCAACCGTGGTAGATATTGATGTACAAGTAAAAATTAAAGCCTTAAATGGCTACACCAATGAGTCTGAAATTGCTATCATCGAGCAAGTGAGGAAGTACCTATCACTTTTAGAAATAGGCCAAAACGTCTATATTTCGTCCGTGTGGTCGGTAGTCGCTCGTGCTATATCAAATATCACATTTCCTACTTTCTCCGTGTTAGAAATCAAATTAGGCTCTAATACAAGCGGTTTAGCGGCTAGTGACATACCAGTTGGCTATAATGCTGTGGCTAAGTTCAAGAGTTGTAGGGTGGTGAAGTAGATGCCTTTATATGAAAGCTACCTCAACCTTATCACGAGTGAACATAGAACACGGCCTAAGTATATCGCTACCGTGAAAAAGCTACTAGAAGATACTGACCCAGTGATGGAGCTATCCTTCACAATGCCTAGCTACTTTGATATTGATAATGCTCAAGGTAGTCAATTAGACATGATTGGTGAGCAGCTCGGTAAATCACGGTACCTACCGTATAACCCAACTACTGGCTCTAGTAGTGTGTTGGATGATGTCATATATAGGCTATTGCTCAAGTCCACCATTGCCAAATTTAACTGGCACGGTGGTATAGAAGAGCTCTATAAGCACTGGGATGAGCTATTGCCGGACATCAAAATCTCTATCCGAGACAATCAAGACATGACTATGGACATTACTCTCATAGGTATCAAGAACCCCCAGCTAAAAGAATTAATCATGCTGGGTTATATTATACCTAAACCACAAGGTGTGAGATTGAATATCCAAGTATCTGCTAACCCTGTGTTTGGTTATGATTTAGATAATAGCTCCTTTGCTGGCTATGAGAAAGGTGAGTGGGCAGAAGATGGCCAATAACAACTTTAGGGTCTTCAACGAGGCCAAGAATAACATAATGAGTGATAGCGAATATAACCTACACTCCCAGCGCCGTTCTGGTGTAACTAGTGGTATCGCTAGTTCAGCGCTTCACAATAAGCTATATCGCCAGACATCACTAGTAGCTAAAGCTGTGGCTGACTTCGTAGCTAGCCAAGGGCTAGATGCTACGGACAATGATGACAGACTTTTCTCTGCTAATCTTGATACGGCCCTCAAGAAAATCACAAAGGTGCCTCTTGAGGAACACCGCACTATGGAGGAATTGGACCACCCAGACCTCTCGGTGACTACTAAGAAGATTAGAGATGAGGCTGTTACTGAGGGCAAGCTAGCCGATAACGCTGTTACTACCAAGAAGATTAAAGACAAGTCTGTGACAGAAGCTAAGCTCGCAGATAAGTCAGTAACTATGGCTAAGGTAAGTGATGAGCTAAAGCGGTACTTGACCGAGACCTATGTACGTAAGGCCGGTGATACTATCGAGGGTGACCTCACATTTAGTACCTCTAAGGGTGCTATCTTCATGGATAACACAAACCTCATCAGTGCTAAGGTCTATGTGAATACAAACGGCACCCTGGACATCGGGGTAAATAGCTCTGAGAATAAAGCCATAGACAATATCTCGCTATGTAGCATGAATAAGCCACGTTGGTACAATAAGAATGATGGTTCACACGAGCTAGCTACACTAGACGAGCTCAAGGAAGAGGTTAAGAAGTACCTACCACTCAAAGGTGGTACTATGACGGGTAATATCACCTTTGCTAATAACTCCGGTATTCTTATCAACCGCAAAGCGGGTGGAGGTACCCACACTATCAGCGATGGCGGTGTCAATGGCGGTCAAACTAATCTCGATTTAGGTAATAAAGATGTTACTCCGCAAGCTAATCTGTGCTGTTATCAACGGCCGGGCTGGTATGGCAAAGATAAAACTACCACTTTCAAGCCGTTCCTCTTCGATGATGATATGATTATCACCTCTGGTACTGTGAGTAACGGCCAAACACTACCCGTACCAGGTGGTTTTAGAGAGGATGAATGCCACTGGATTCTGACAGTAGCAGAATCCCACCCTAACGATGGTTATAATAGTACTGGGGGTCTATTACATTTACAGACTGGGGCCTTTGCCGTAAATGTAATCTGTAAACGTGAAGGCCTCAAGGTTAAAGTTGGAGTAGAATACACCACAGGTTCTGGTAATACAGACTACTACCGTGGTAAAAAATTCTACCCAGGCACCGCTAACTATGTGTGTATCGCTAGAAGGAAGGTTTAACCATGGACTATATTCTACGTATCAACGAGACCATCCACATGGGCTCTGACTGGGGCCGTGTGTATGATGTCAAAGGTGACCTGAATTTTGATAATGCTGTGGGTGTGTGTAAGATACGCACCTTAACAGACAAGCTCTTGCTAGAGGCGGACTGTACAATGGACAAGAACCGTCTCATAGTGTGGGTGCGGGGTACTGAAAGCTTAAAGCTTAGCCGTAAGCTAACCCGATGTAAGTATGACGTCTTCCTTCAAACTGAAGGTCAGACTATAAAATTAGTTATGGGTATGATGACTATTATACCTGATGTTAGTATGCACTAGGAGGAATAACTATGGCACAAGAAAACGAAGTAGTAAATGTGAAGCCGTCCGGCATGGTCACTATCAATGTAGGTGTACCCGGCATACCTGGTGTACCCGGCCAGTCTTTCCGCTTTGAAGACTTAACAGAAGACCAAAAAGCCGAGCTCAAAGGGCCTAAGGGTGATAGCTTACGATTTGAAGACTTAACAGAAGACCAAAAGGCAGAGCTCAAAGGGCCTAAGGGTGAACCAGGTACACCTGGTACGGCTGATACCACATACCATGCTCTCTTAGAAGGCAATGTGTGGTGTGAATCCGCATCAGTGGACCACGTTCTTATGGCGGTATTAGGTAACTCTGGTAAGCCATTCCCACGTACTAGCTTTAAAGAGCTTAAGGTATTGAACACATTCCGGGGCCAAAAAGTGATTGGTATTGAGGGTGAGCCCCATTATACTGTCAAAGTGGATAAGACCGAGTTTAAACTAGACCAAGCTGGTATTGGTAATATTACCCTTGAAGGGGGTTTAGGTGATGATGACATCAAACTCACCTACCACAACTACACCGGCGCTAAAGTAGGTGAGTTCACTATCGCTGGCATCCCAGATGCTACTGCCGCCCAACCTGATGATACTTACACAGAAAATGGGGTTAAATACGCTAAGTATGGCCGTAAGCTAGTGATTAATGTAACAAATATTACAAAATACGCAACATTTAAAGCCATGGGTAAATGGTCAGTACCTGACATTGATAGTATCTTAATCAAAGCGAATAAGGATACTAGTGTTGGTACTAGAACTGAAAGCTTTAAAGACTCTAATTATCGTTCTATGGGCGATATCCCTATCTTAGTTGAAACACCGAAAAAGGTCTCCTTTGCAAACTCAGATAACATTAGTACACCAGTTAAACTGGGCAGTCCAGAATATGGGGCTTATACTACGTACTTTAACTCTTCTGATATTGTATGGTCTGATAACCTCCATAAATATATCAGTGTAGGTAGTGCAGTAGACCACTTATAATCTTATTTCATAGGGGAGTATGAATGGAAGTAATAACAAATTTCCTTGGGGAAGCATGGCGAATGCTTACAGAGTCTTTCGCCTTAAAAGCTTTACTCGCAGTTATAGCCGAGGTAGGTATATACATGATGGGCCTAAAGCATATCCAAGTGCTGGGTATCTTTATTGTGTTAGTGGTACTTGACCTTATCACACGTTGGGCAGCCATCGGCTATCAAATGCTTATAGACTTAGGTGCTAATCCTGAGACTATAGGCGGCTGGGACAAGTATGTGGCCATACCTGCTGCATGGGGTAAGGGCTTAATCAACTCCAAACACATGAGAAAGCCCTTTGTAACAAAGGTGCTCACATACTGCTTGGCTACTGCAGCTGCGTGGTGCTTCGACTTCATGGCAGGGAACTACGCCTTTGCCGTGAACTTGGTGTGGCTCTACCTAGCCTCTGTTGAATTCCTCTCTATCATGGAGAACATGAGAGATGGTGGGAATACAGTAGTAGCCGGCTTACTTGAGCTAGTTCAAGCAAAGATTGACAGTATTTTGAAGAAGTGAGGGCCATAGTGCCCTCCTACTTTTAGGAGGTAATATATGAAGATTGGAACATACTTTGATGATTATGAGTTCTCTTGTAATTGTGATAGACACGCTCAGGACGGCCAAGGTCATAATGTGTTAGACCATATCATTGATAAGCGCTTGGTGGACCTCTTAGACGCTATTAGAGAGCGTATTGGTCAACCAATCACAATCAATAGTGGCTATCGTTGTGAGCCACACAATGAGGAAGTGGGCGGGGTGTCCAACTCCCAGCACTGCCTAGGTACAGCTGCGGACATCACCTATGACGGTGTGGATGTAGACTACCTAGCTCAGGTAGCCGAGGAGTGTATGAGTGACCTTGGTATTGAGGGCGGTATTGGCACATATTATCACCAGGACTTTGTCCATGTTGATGTGAGAGGCTATACTGCCCGCTGGGATGACTTAGACTAAGGGGGTTGCCATGTATGCGAAGTACCTCGAGAAGATTAAATCTGCGTTTACTCTTAAGCGCTTGCTTGCTGGTTTTGTTTGTCTGCTTGTACTCGGTTGCATTGGCAGACTCGCCTATGAATACACCACAGCCAGAGCCAACTATAAACGTGCCTCTGAGCAGCTGGAACGAGCTCAAAAAGAACTCGATAGAAGCAAGCAGCTTAATCAAGAGCTCAAGCTTATCATTGAGCGAAGCTCAGTCCTTAACAGCGAAGCAAGGTATCGAATTGAAAGAGCTGAGGATTATCAACGAAGAGCAGGGCAAGGAATTGAACGAGCTCAAGGCTATCAACGAGAAACAGAGCAAAGAGTTGAAGCAAGCCTCAGCAGTAATAACAGAGCAGGAGAGCTCCTTGAACGAAACCTCCAACTCATTGAGCGAGTTGAAGAACGAGCTAAAGAAGAGCAGGGCCACTGAGCAACGTCTCAGACGTCAACGTGATACCTGGTCTTATCTCTCTGGTATAGCGGTCATAGCGGCTGCCATTAAATAATGTGGAGGTGGTCCACTCATATCTCCAGAGTGTAGTCTGGCGGAACTACACATACCCACTAGCTTTATAGCTGGTGGGTAATTTTTTTAGTTATTTTGGAGGTTACTATTTACAATCTCTAAGATTTATGGTATAATCTAATTAATCTAATATTTCTTTATAGGAGGAGAAAACAATGAAGAAATTCAAGAATGACTATTTCAAAGAAATCCTAATGCGTACCTACTGGGGCAAGATTGGAGAAGTAGTAAAAGAAGGTGATACTGAATGGGGTATCAGCGAAGAAGACTTATATGAAAGAGCTATACAAACAGCTAACCAACATCAAACAGAAGCACTCACACGAAGAGTGAAATAATAACACAAGCAAGCTTAGGGGATGATCTTCTAAGCTTGCTAACTAACATACCTGGAGGTAACTACCATGTTCATCCATAACTTATTTAATACAGCACTAGACATCACATACCGCCAACTCAGACATGAGTGTGGCCCTGTATCCGCTCATTTTGACGGCCACAGCAACTCTAGCTTATATGTGATACATAACCATTACACAAACGAGAAAGCCGTCTTACGCCGTCAATTTGGCGTACCAGGCTCACATCGCCATGTGTTTGGTGAGATACGTAGCAACATCTGGAAAAGATTTTAAAGATTGCTATTTACAATCTCCAAGATTTATGGTATAATATAAGTAATGAATGATTCTTAATTTTTAAAGAAGGAGACAATTATGAAAAAGTTCATCAACCTACAATTCATTAAAGCTATCAGTGTTGCGGATGACCATGTGTGGGCAGACTACCTAGACCAACATGGTATCACATTAGAAGAAGTATCACCAGCACTCCGCTCTGAATGGGATGACTGGGCATGCCTCGCATCTGTGGACAATATCCACCGTGTGCTACTTCGTAGAACATCAGCAACCACCGTGCCTACCGGCTATCTTCCACTAATCTAAAGTTTTCTATTTACATTCTTCTTGATGTGTGATATATTATAAATAAGATATATCACATATCTGGAAGAAATAAATAAGATTCACTATTTACATTCTTCTTCATATCTGATATACTATAATTAATCTAATACTTATTTTTCTCACAGAGGAGACACAAACAATGAGAAACTTAAAACAAAACGAAAAAGAACTTTTAATCAACCTATTCAATGAAGTAGAAGGCATGGAACCTGAAGCTGCTGCAAAGCATATCTGGCCAGAAGCCCTCAAACAATGTAAAACACTAGTATATGCAACTAAGAAGCAATCCATTGCTTTCCTCGTTGACTACGCTAACAGCCAACCAGCTGACGAAGTAGAAGATGTGGTTGAGAACCTCGAAGCTGACCTTACTGCTACTATCACCAAAGCGGATGATGAAGCACCAGAAGCTATGTATACTGTGAAAGACCTTGCTGATGAGCTAGGCCTCACACCATATAAAGCACGTGTAGCACTACGCAAAGCATTTGGCAAAGCTAAAGGTAGATGGCAATGGAATTCTGAGGAAGAATACCAAGCTGCTCTTGACGCTGTAGGAGGTGCTAAATAATGAAAACGATACTAGCTATCTTAGCTATCGCTGCTGGGGTGTACTTCTGTACACCTCACTACGATACCACCCAAACCACTACTGTTACTGTGAAGCCGGGTGATACCCTACACCAGCTTATCTATCAAAATCATGGTGATATACTGGAAGAAAGCATTGACCTGCTCGACTCCACTGCTATCACCATTGACAAGAACCACATCACTGGCCCGCTGATGCCTGGCCAACGTATCACAATCTACATCAACCACCGCACTAACTAACCTACAGAAATACCCACATCATGCATTGTGTGATGTGGGTATTCTTTTAGCCAGCTAGCACCTCTCGTAGGTCATCAATGGTGTAGTCAGCGATGTTCTTCTTGTCGAGTATCGACTGCCAGAACAGCTCATCCACTGTGTTCTCTGCTACGAGGTATATGTATTTGAGCAACCTAGACTCTTGTCCAATACGGTTGATACGGTCACATGCCTGTGTGTGGTCTGTGTACGAACGGCCAAGAGAGTAGAAAATCATCGTATGAGCGGCTGTAAGGGTGATTCCCACCCCCCCTGTACTAATTTGTATTACGATGACCCGGGGCTCCTCTCTCGACTGAAATTGGCTTATAATTTTGCCCCTTATTTTTTTGCTGGTAGCCCCTGTGATACACAAGGTCTCTATGCCAATGTCTTCAAGAGCATCCACAATGCCATGTATCTCAGGTATGTATTGAGCAAAGACCACTAGCTTCTCTTCACTGTCTTTGATGTAATCGACTAGTGCTGTGAGCTTTGCCTTGCTCACACGGGTTACCTCACGGTTGACATCACCCTCTGTGGTGAGATAGCCACCTGCAATCTGGTGGCAACGCATACCCACAAGAGCCGGTATCGGAGCCGTGCTGAACTTACCCTCTAGCTGGACGATGGACTCCTTAGCCATCTTGTCATAGAGCTTCCTAGCACGTGGCTCTAGTGTAACATATATATTCTGACGGACTACTTCTGGTGGCGGGAACTCCTTGATGTCTTTCTTGAGTTTACGGTATGCATACTTATACACTATATTCATCAGATGGTCCAAGTCCTTGTAGCTACGAGGTCTGCCCCATATGTCGAGTACAGCATACCGCTCACGGAAGGTCTTGTAGGTGCAATCAAAGATAGAGCTATCTAGGAAGTTGATTTGTGAATACAAGTCTAGGGGGTATTTTGTGACCGGTGTGCCGGTTAGAATTGCTTTGAATGGTATACCCTTACCGATACGGGTAGCGGCCTTTGTGGCGTGTGTATTCCAATTTTTTATCTTGTGAGACTCATCACACACCATGATGTCCGCCTTGTACTTCATCAACCGTACCGATGGCTCCCAGCGCTTATTCTTCTTCTTCGAGAACTCCCAAAGCTTCTCATAATTGACGATGACCACCTCAAGGCAATTCTGTGGCGAGGTGCCTAGCTGGTCAAGCTCTACGATGTTATAAGGGAATGCAGCATGCTCTTTGAACTGTCGCTCCCAGTCATATGTTACGGACAATGGGCATACTACGATAGCACGGCGAGCATGGTCATTGTAGAACCGGTACCCCATCACAGCTATAGTGGGAAGTGTCTTACCGGTACCAGGCTCCATAAACAAAGCAAAGCTAGGTACCTTAATACCTAGCTCGTATGCTTCAGTTTGATGTTCAAGGAGTTTGGTCTTAGTAATCTTACTTAGCTCCATGATTGGACTACTCCCATGACATCAGCTATCTCATCACCTTCCCAGCTCCAAGAGCCTTTGTGGTTAGGGTATGCTTTGCGTAGTTGTCTACGCACTGCCTTGGCCTCCATGCCTAGTTGGTCAGCTAGCTCAGCTAGGGTAAGCTTATTGCCGTTTGATACTTTAGGTGATTTCTTGGCCACTGATGCGGTTGGTGTGGGCTCTTCTTTGAACCCCTTAGGTACTACTATCACACGCTTATTAGAGCGGTGGATAGGTGCACTGATAGCATCTAGGCCACGTTTATTATCCGGGTTACGTAGCTCAGCTTCTAGCTGGTCTAGTGTATCATCAATGAGTTTAGACCGTTCCTCTGCTGAGAGAGCTCTTTCTTTGATGTGGCGCTTTACCAATTCGACTGCCTCCTCCGGTGACTCCACAACAGCAGCCATACCGCCGGAGTCATGAATCTGTTTAATATTGTATAGTTGATAGTCTGAGGCACCATATTTACTAGAATCACATTTTACTTCTAGTGCGAAGAATAAGCCAGCAACACAGCCTAGTAAATCTGGTATACCTTTAGTTTGAAATTGAGAGCCATGGATTTTCATCCAATGGCCCCCTACTTCTCGTTCTAAAGCACGGACTATCTTCTGTTGTAGATTAGTCTCGGGCTTCTTCATTAGATGGCCTCATCGAGCTTTTCTTGAATGTACTCACGTACTTTGTCCAAGTTCTTACGGTCCTTAACAGGCATCTTAGCTAAGCTGATACCATTGTCTTTAGCGAAGGAACGGCACTCGGATAAGTTCAATGTGAACACATCTACCTCATCGGATTCTTCCTCATCGTCATCCGTATCTTCTTCCTCTTCTTCGTCAGAATCATCTAACGCTTCTTGGATAGCGGCTAAAGCAGCGGACTTGCGTTTTTTCTGCTTAGCTGTGAGTTTGATTTCATTCTCTTCCGCAAACTCAACTAATTGGTCTAAGTCCATATCCTCGAGTGCTGGTTCTTCTTCTTCTTCTTCCTCGTCGTCATCTTCTTCCTCGGCACCTTCGCTCCC